CAAGTTGTGATCGAACGGACTCTCGATGTAAGCGCCAAAAATCGAGTTGATCACCGCCGCGTCCAGTTCGACCGCGTCGTACTTGGCCAGCATTTTCATGCGCTGCAAGATCGGCGCAAAAATGCCGGAGCCGCCCCGGTGCTGAGAGGCCCGGTCGTGATCGAAGTCGTGAATGATGACCGGCCGCCCCCACTCGGTTTCCCGAGGGATCTCCTCCCAGGTCACGCTATCGGCCGCATTCCACCAGTCGCCCTGGTGCGCCTTGCGAATCCAGTAGGACTTCGCTGCGCCGAAGGCATCGAGCACCACCCCGCCGCGCGACGAGTTCGAGTCGAACTGCTGCTGTGGGTTACTCAGCCGGTCAGGGTCGATCAACTGCATCGCTGTACCGTACCGAGCACGCCCAGAGCCCATCCGTTCAGGGATGTAGCAGGCCTGGATCAACGAGTCGCCATCAATCAGCTTGTGCCGAAAGCCAAGGCGCATCATCTGGGTGATAGTCAGCGACCGCTGAGCATCGCAATAGCGGCCGGTATCAAACGCCCAAGTCCGATAGTGCGCGCTGGCCACCTGCGCAAACTCATGCGCCCATGTCGCATCAAACGCTTTTTTGCCGGTGTAGGCCGCCAACGCACGCCAGTCCGGCTTGATCAGCGGCCGAAAGTGGCCGCCGATGGCGTTGTCCAAAATACGGGTAACCGCACCTGAGGCCCAGCCATCGTTGCGCACCAGATCACGTACCCGAGCGACGATGCGGTCGCGGTACATATTGAGGTCGCCATCAGGCGAGCCAAGGTATGGGTTCCACCCGGCAACGTGCTCACCGTGGATGTCGGCAGCGTCGTAGGGAGCACCGCCACCTGGGGCCAGCATTTTCCCCCGACTCGGCCGTAGAGGCTGGATCGGCTTGCCGTCGAGCCCAACAATCGATACGGGATTGGTCATCACTTAAACCTGAATGTGAGTGGCCGGCGGGCACGAGTGACGATGCCCAGCTGTTGCTGAAGCATCTGAATAACGTTTGCCAGTTGAGCAATATTGGCGCGGGTGTAGGTGATGCTTTTCGAGCCATCGCCCTGGGTATACGTCGCGGTTTCAACCTTCCCGCCCGACGAAAGCTGCAGGTAGGCCTGCTGGGCGTTTTGCAATGACACCTGCAACGATTCCCGGGGTATGCCCGCCAACAGACTGCTTGGACCGTAACGGCTCATGGGATTACTCCAGATATGCCGCCCCGCCGTAGCGGGGAAGCTCTACGCCAACCGACTGGCCAGCGTCTTTTTCTTGGTGGGTTTTGCCTGAATGACCCGCGGACCTGAACTCTTTTCCTCTCGGGGCTCTCCTGCCTTCGGCTCTGGCTCTTCCGGATCGGGGCGATGAACCGGCGTCCCGATTGAGGCGTTCACCTCTTCGGCGCGCTTGTTCAGCTTTATGCCCATATGCAGCAAACCGCACAGGGCGGCATAGCCATACACTCGACAGTCAAGACCCTCGTTTGCACGACCGGGACGAGGTTCCCAGACTCGGTACTTCACGCCCCCCGTCACCTTGATGATTGAGCGTTCAGCAGTGAGCTGCGCGAAGTAGTTGATATCCCGGCTCACCGGGAAGTGCATGTAGCCGGGCCCGGGCTTGTCCTTCATCAGCCTTGTGGTGATGGTGTCCTTGGCGGCGTTAACACCCAGGATTACCGGACGATAAGTCGCCTTGCTTCGGCGACTTGGCACCTTGGTCGGCCAGACAGGGGAGCGCTTGCCATTACGAGCAGACTCGCCCTTAACAGCCCAGACACGCCGACCAATACGAGCTTTGCAGAAGTCATACACCGCCTGGGTGTGGTGACCACCAGAGTCAAAACATGACGCCATCACCGGGAAGGCATATCCATCAGCGCGGTACCAGATGCGCTTGAGGTAAGCATCCAATAACGCTTGTGTCTCAGGCTGATCGAACTCGCCATCGATGACGTGGTAATCAATCGACCACGACTCTTCGTTGACACCCCAGCCGATCACCTCCATTTCCAGACGGTAGTCCTGGCAGTCGATGCCGACCGTAATCAGCGCAACGCCGTCAGGAACCTCAGCCCCCCACAACTCACATCGAGCAGCCAACGCTTCAATTTGAATCTCGCGGCCAGAGTTTTTCCGATATGGCAATCCAAGCTGGGTGTTGTAGAACGCCAGCTTCATATCTTCGTCATCACCGCAGGCCAGCCATTTACGGGCTATATCCGCCGGTTTGTCCTTCGACCAGGGGCTGTACAGCTTGGAGGCTGTGAATCCGGCGTGCTCGTTGTCGACAGGGTGGCTACCGCAAGTGGGACAGCGCGCCATGTACACCGAATGTCGAGGACTTTCAGACAAGGTCCAAACCCGATCTACGGAGCCCTCACGCGACAGATTCCAGGCTGCGTCGTACATCTCGAGCGGCTGATGTCTCTCACCGCAACAACTGAACGTCTTGGTTTGGTGCCAGCGAATACTACGTAACGACTTGAGTCGATCACCCTCGGACCATTCGGCACCGCACCCCTCGCAGTACATCCGTGCTGTCTTCGGCAGATGGGCGCCGGTGTCTGCGTCCTTCTGCCAATGCACGTGTTTGAAGAAGTCCGGAAACTGCCGATGGCCGCAGCCCGGGCATTGCACCGATGCACGGCGCTGATCGGAGGCAAGAAAGCTTTTCTCGATTCGTGATTCATCCTCGACAGTTGGCGAACACGCCCGCACCGACAACCAATTGGCGCCGAAACTGGCGGTTCGCTCTTCGGCGAGCATGATCGGATCGCCTTCGCGGGTCACCGGGTACTTGTCAACCTCATCACTCAGCAGAATGCGTATTGGCCGACGTGCCAAGTTGTCCGGACTACCAGCGCCGGCCAGAGCCAAGAAGCCGCCCGGGAAGGCTTTGTAGAGCAACGTTTCATCAGATGAACGAGTTTTCCCCGTACCAATCAGAGCTCGCAAGACCGGAGTTGTGCGCACCAGTGGACTGATGCGCTCTTTTGAAAACTGTTCAGCTGCTGCCTCTTTGGGCTGCAACAGCAACATCGGACACGGGTCGAGGTGCGCAAAGTAACCGAAGATGTTTTCCAGCAACGCCGTCTTGAGCAACTGGGTGCTGACCATCACCGTAATGACGTGTACCCCGGCTTCAGTCACGGCCATCATCGGGCCGCGGGCAACCTCAACCGTGGATGTCTCCCAATTGCCCGATATCGCCCCGGCTTCCTTTGCAAGGCGCCGATAGCGGTCGGCCCAGTCAGGGACCGTAATTCGCGGCGGCGGCGTCAAGCCCTGATGGTAAGCCAGGCGCAGGCGGTCAGCTTTCGCTAACGAACTCGACCTCGTCTTCCGGCGTGCCGAGTTGACTGATGTGTTTGTGGACATACTCCGTCAATGCTCCAACCACACGATCAGCCTCAAGGCCGAGGTCGGCAGCAAGAAGCGGCCCCACACGGGTGGGCCAATTGAGCCAGGCATCACGCGATGCCCTGGCCTGTTCAAATAGGATTTTCTCGGCGACCTCCAGATCAACCAGCGAACCTGACTTTTGCTCGTACTCGAGTTGACGCAACAGCGCCAAGTAGTTCTCTTTGCGGCGAAGCGCTTCGGCATAGTCGCTCGTGGCCACCCCGCCACTTTCGAGTAACTGGGCGGCCTCTTCTTCCAGGGTCACAGCGTCAACTTCATCGCCCTGCGAACTGCGAACCTCTGGGTGCGAACTGCGAACCGTGGGGTTCGCATTTTGGTTCGCAGGGTTCGCACCCTTTGCATTTCCCTCTCGCCAGTTGCTTCCGGCCAAACCAGGATCAATCGAGCCATCGTCAAAAGCCTTGAGCCTATTGAGCTTCAGCGCTTTTCTGACCAGCGTGTCGGACACGCCTTCACGGCGCGCAAACTCGCGAATAGAGACACCTTGCTTCATAGCGCAGACCTGGGTGCGAACACCTTTGATACTTCATAGCTGGGGCGACATCGAGGCGCGCAATGCCCTCGATGTCGAAGGTCTCAGGAGGGACCCAAGCATGGGGGGGGTACCCCTGCCCCTCACGTCGCGCCAGTCAGCGCGCGGACGCCAGGGCCTTAGCCATAGCCTCACCGAACACCGCGTTGAACCTGCGATCTACCAGCGCCTTTGCGCGGCTTCGGTAGTTCAACCGCTTATTCACGGCGAGCGAATCACCGAAGCGGATCAGCAGCTTCAAGTGAGATGGTTGCTTTCGCTTGGCCGGGACGCGCTGCCAGACACCGTTGACGGTTCCTGACTTCGACTTCACCGGACCGATGAAGATGTCCTTGCGGGCCTTCAATCGATCCAGCACCTTGCGGGGCAACTGGCCGTATTGGTCGAGCTTGATGTTCTTCGGGTTGAGGAGCGCTCGGCCCGACAGTACGTGGCGACCACCGCCCTCGTATGGATCCAAGTACTTGGCAGCGATAGGCCGAACAAACACCGTTGCCGTGAGCGCGTCCTTACGGGCACCTCGCACACCAACAGACTTCTGGGTAAACGGCCTGGGCTTCTTGAAGGTCGAGGCAATGTTCTGGATCTCGTCAGCCTGAACCTCTTTCGCCAGGGCTGTCAGTGCCTGGGCGGTAGCGAACTTGACCTGCTTATAGGCCAGCGCCGATAGCGACTTGGTGATCTCCTTCACATTGGCCCGAACCGAAATATCGAAAGCCCCAGACATATCGGTTACTGCCCGT